CAAGATGATTGTACTCAACTTCACCGCCCTGTGAGCGAAAAGATTGGTATCCTTATGCAAGCTTACTTGATATAAAGCAGGGAGAATGAATGATGGCACCTATGAATACCAATGTAGCAGAGGAGATAAAACCGATGAGCGTCTTCAATGATGAACGCAACTACCGCACGGATGAGATAGCCGATATCCTCCGGGTAGACCGTTCCAGTGTTTACCGCTGGATACGGGACATCGAGAATCCTCTGCCTGCCTTCCGAACCAAGGAGAATGGTCAGCTGCGCTGCAAGGGAAAAGACCTTAATGCTTATCTGGACAGACACAAGGTACGACCTGAATATGAGTAACGCACTGGAGTTCCGCATCAAGCGGGACAACTGCAAAGAAGCCTATTTGAACGGTAAGACAGAACCCACTGAGCTGGCGGTGATCTTCGGAGTTTCCGATATCACCGTCCGCAAGTGGATTAAGTCCGGCAAGTGGGACGAGATGTTCAAGGAAGAGCGTAAGCTCGACCATGAGATCAACTTGGCTCGGAAGAAGGCACTCATCCAGGCACTGCGTGAATATGCCAAGAATCCTGCTGATACCGCCCTGCAGAGCCTCGTAAGCTTAATCAAGCAGAACCAGAAGGACGCTGAGCCATCCAAGGAACTGAACGACTATATCGTGCGCTTCCTGGATCAGGTGACCGACTTTATGATCGAGAAGGGGCACGAGACCTTGCTCAAACATTTCCAGGGCGTTGTCCTTGATCTTGCCGAGTACTTAAGAGTTAGAAATGGATAGATATACAGCCACGGACATGGTTGCCTCCAAACCTACACATCAGCCTACCCTCCAAACCCTCCAAGCCTACAGAACAGCGGAGCCGTTGCCTCCTGCTCCGCTGAACCTTCCGGAATACCCACAGCCTCCAAGCCAACAGCCCGACATGGTCAGTCCTCCGACCTCCGGGTCCCCGACGCTCATCCCCCTGGGCGTCGGGGGGTTACCCGGTTATGTCTAAGAAGTTCATTCAGCGGCATAACAAAGCACTGGCGGAGATCGCATCAAAAACGATCTCCGTCTTGCCTTTTATAGACGATAATCCTGAAGCCAAGACTGATAGGATCAGGCGAACCACAGGCGAGGGATGGGATGCCTTCTCGTTCTTCTGCCATACCTATTTCCCGCATATCTTCCCCCTACCTTTTTGCCCAGCACATGAGACTATGTTCGATGAGACTGATAAGAGCACAGGCATCATCGGAATCACAGGTTTTCGTGGGCTGGGCAAAACGGTACTCATGGGAGTGGTCTATCCGATCTGGAGGATCATCAAAGGTGAACGTTACGTAATCCATACTGCTGCAGACGTAGATCTGGCACAGGAGCGCACTGCCTTTACCTTGCATGAACTGCAGAACAATAAGCGGCTCACAATGGACTATCCAGAGCTGCAGCCTGTGGATGCCTTTGATCTGGACTTCTATCTCAAGAACAAGGCAAGGGTACGAGCCAGAAGCATCAAGCAGTCTCACAGGGGAACCATCAACCCCAAGACAGCTAAACGCCCCGGGCTCATTGTCTGTGATGATATCGATAAAGAAGAGAACATGGGTAACCAGTCCATCGGTAAGAGACGCATGGAGAAGATCAGCCAGGAGCTTGCCGGAGCTTTAGCACCTGAGGGTGGCGGTCGGATCATCTGGCTCGGCAACCTGGTACATCCCAATTACTCCATCTGCCAGTTTCAGGAGCTCATATTAGGCGATTTACGAGCAGATAATCCAGAATTGGACGTTACCTGCCAGATTGCATTAAAGACCCACCAAAAGGCAATATTGCGCTTCTCTCTCGAAGATATGCATGGCAAATCCATCTGGGAGGAGCAATACCCTACTGCCACTCTGCCAAACCTGAGAGCCAAGTTCGGTCATACTGGTTATCAAAGAGAGATGCTTGGTCAGCCGGTAATCGAAGGGAACATCTTCAAGAACCACTGGTTCACCAAGTATAAAACACTGCCCGAACCATCCCAGATGAAACGGGTCTGGCTCTATGCCGATCCTGCCTGGGGTGAGAAGGGCTGTTACAAAGCTGTTATCTCCATAGGCTACGATGGTAATCGATTCTACGTGATCCATGTCTGGATACGTCAGACTGAGAACACCAAGTTCTTCAGATACTACTATGATGCCTATCAGGAATTGGATAGAATCTACAGAATGAAAGCCAGGGCAGCCTGTGAAACAACCTATGGTCAGGCTCGTATCCTTGCCGACTTCGATCGGTGGGCTACAGATAATCATCTGCCACCAATCAGCCATAGAATCAAGCGGGTCGATAACAAAGATAACAAGAACCTCCGCATTGAGAGAACTGAGACGATCATCGAGACAGCCAAAGTGCTATTCCGTGAAGGGCAGGACACACCCACCCTGATCAGCCAGTTCCTCACCTATCCTGATGGCTATATCGATGGCTGTGATGCCTTAGCAGGATGCTTGGAACGTTTCTCCGAATACGATATTGGTAGGTACAGAGTCAAAGTCAGGAGATTCAGCTTCTAATGAACTACTATGATCAGCTAATGCTTGAGTACTACCGGGTCCTAAATAATGCTTGGAAAACTGAGATCAGAGATGCGACACGACTTGCAATCCAAATGCTGAGTGACATGCCCCGAGCCGAGAAGATCAGTAAGGACTCCATAGATAAGCTTATGGGCATCATCAATACTCAGTTGGGAGATGACTTCGCAGCCCTGGTCAATGAGCCCACCAAGAGGGTAATAGACCGCTGTGTGCGGCTCGGACTCAGGGACACCCAAGTGCAAGCACCGACTAAGACCAGCATCGGGCTCTGGGGCATCGAAGATCAACATCTCTCATCCACCATCCAGAAGCAGCAGTTGTTCTGGATCGGCAATCACTTTGAAGCCGATGTTCGCCAGAACTTCGCAGACACCCTCTCCAAAGCCATCGAGCAGGGCTATACCAAAGAGATGCTTGCCGATACCCTCAAAGACCAGTTCAATGACCTTGCCAACCGCTCGTCAAACTACTGGCAGGGGTTGGCAGAGCATACTGCACTGAGAATCAGGGAGTTCGGAAGGTTACAAGGATACCGGAAAGCCAAAGCCAAATACTACAAGCTCGTGGTGATCCTGGATGACCGTACCAGTGATATCTGCCGGGCATTGGCAGCCCAGGACAAGATATATCCCTTAAATGATGCCTTGGAAGTGATGGACAATCTCATGGCTCTAGATACCAAGTCAAACAGCTTGGATGATGCCAGGGATTACATCAAAGCACTGGCACCATGGATCAAGGACGATCAAATCGAATACGACTTAGACATGAACCCGGTCGGAGTCTCCGGAGCGCATACTCCTTTCCCACCATTTCATTGGAAGTGTAGGACACAAAGTGAAATTGTACAATGACAAAATTGGATTGACAGAATGATGCATCCAAATTCAATTGCAGGAAAGGACAAAGATGCTTATGAGATTTGATTTATGCGGTATTTATTCAGACCAGTTTGAAAAGCTGGTAGCAGGTATTTGTACCGAAATTCTATGCTCAGTTGTGCAATTTTACGCACCAGGAAGGGATGGTGGCAGAGACGCATATTACAACGGCTATTCAGATCTGTTTAAGAAGGAAGGAAAACACGTTATTCAAGCCAAGCACACCAACAACCCTGTGGCAAGTTTTTCGGATGGGGATTTTTGGGGGAGCAAAAGTTCAATAATCCGAGAAGAAATTCCTAAGATCAAAGCACTGGTTGAACAACAAAGGCTGGATTTCTATATGCTGTTCAGTAATCGTAAATTGACCTCTCAGGTCGCATACGAGATTACAGAACTGATTGCGAAAGAGACAGGTTTGCCAGAGTCCTCGATCATACTATATGGTATTGAGATGATCCAAGACTATCTCAAGGATAACGTTGATCTCCCTCGAAAGTATAATATTGACTTTTTTTATTCTCCATTAACGTTTGTGCCCGATGAACTGGCGCAGATCATTCAAGGGTTTTCAAAGGTTTTACCGACATTGAAGAGCTTAGGCAATAACGATTCCTTGTTATATATAGAGTTACCACAGAAAAACCTCCTAAATGATCTTAGCGAAGATTATTTCAAATACATACAAGAAACAGCCTTTAGTGTTTTTGGCAGTATAGACCAATACCTCAATGACCCGATAAATGATGAGTATCGCTCTATGTATCTTGAATCCACGGATCATTTACAGCAAAAGGTTCTATCTGAGCTAGCGAAAGGCTTGCGCATGGATGTGATACTTACAGCTATCTATGAGAATCTTCTACATGGAGATAGCTATTTGGGTAAAAACAAGAAACTAACTCGCTCTTTTCTATACTATATGTATTGCGCCTGCGATATAGGGAAAAAACTATGATCAAACCAGGTAAGCACTTCTCGTATAATAGGTCGGCTCTTTATTTGTCGGGCTGCCTATTAGACATTGTTAGAAAAGAACGGGTGATTAGTTTTTCAAATCTGGTAAAAAAGCTTAGCGACAAGGAAAGCATCTCTCAACAAATCAACGAAGTAAACTCGAACCTGCTCCCCGCAATTGATATCCTTTATCTACTCGGAGCAATTGAATATTATACGCAGAACGATAGCTTTGTATGCTTGGACTCAAAATGCAGATAAGCAAGTTGTACTCGAACCTCAAAGACAAGTTCCATGATATTGTCTTCAACATTGATGGCTTAAACATCGTGTATGCTGAAATCACGGACCCCGAGAATTATAATAAAGACACTCATAATCTTGGTAAGTCTACTCTCATTGAGCTAATAGATTTCATGCTCCTTAAGAAGCGGTCTAAGGAATCATTCATGTTTAAACACTCTAATTTATTCAAGGATTTTGAGTTCTTTCTGGAATTGAGTCTATCCGGAGGAGCTAAATATCTAACAATAAAGCGATCCGTGAAATCGAATACCAAGATATCTCTCTTGCTGCATGAAGAAAGACAGCAGGATTTTAGCGCAGAAGTCATGGATATCTGGACACATTCAGATGTACCTCTGGCTAAGGCTAAAGCACTACTCGACGCATATCTCTCATTTGAACCTATTAAACCGTGGACATTTCGAGTCGGACTTCCCTATTTTCTCCGCTCCCAATATGATTACCAAGATGTCTTTCAATTGAATAGGTTCAAAGGACAACACAAGGACTGGAAACCCTACTTATTCCAAATACTGGGCTTTGATGGGAATCTAATGAAAAGGACTTATGATATCGACGATGAAGTAAGTGAAGTTGAATCCCAAATTCGGATAGTGAGAAGAGAATTTCCTGGCTCAATAGACTCGATTGATAAGCTGAATGGCAAAATCTTACTTGTTGACAATGAGATCAGAGATCTTGAGACTTCGCTGGATACGCTTAGTTTCAAGGAGATTGACGATAGAATCACTGACGATCTTGTATCGAAGATTGAAACCTCCGTTTCAGCCTTGAATGAGATTAGATACTCCTTGAGCCTAGAAGCTGAAACCATAAAAAATCAGTTGAGTCTTGATTGCGTGGAGGATATCCAAAAAACTAGAAAGATATTCGAAGAGGCATCATTCTATTTTAGCGAACAGCTACTTAAGGACTACAACAGCCTAATTGATTTTAATCGTAGAATAACGATCGATAGAAAGAAGTTCTTAGCGATCAGATTGCACCAGATTATGGATGAGCTCATCGAAGTTGACAAAGACCTTTCTAAGTACAATGAAGAAAGACAGAGAGCATTATCCATTCTGATGGAAACAAAAACTGGCCGCAGGTTTAAGGACTATCAGAAATCATTGGTTAACCTAAAAACACAACGAGAACTACTTGAAAAAATGAAGGATATTACCGAGAAGTTGGAGTTTTTAGAGAATCAAATTAAGGAGCTTCAGCGGGAAAGAAACATTGCAACTGTTAACATTGAAAATGAGATAAAAAGAGGCAACAACACATATAACAACATTCGTACGGCTTTCTCGAAATCAGTTAAGGAAGTGTTGGGTGAGGAAGCGATAATCTCAATAACTCCGAATAAAGCGAATAATTTCGAGTTTGAAGCGGAAATTGTTAATACTGGGAAAATCACTAGCCAAAGCAAGGGAACATCATATAAACAAGTCTTATGTGCTATGTTCGATTTATCCATACTGAAAGTATATGCCGATAAGCCGTTCTTTAAGTTTGTTTATCATGATGGCATTTTAGAAGGTTTGGATGATAGGAAGAAAATCCAATTGCTGAACCATGCGCGCAAGGTATGTCAAAACTACAATCTGCAGTACATTCTTTCGGTCATCGACTCTGACTGGCCTATGGAGCTGCCTAACAGTAAATATCCATTGATTGATGGGGAGATAATCGTTAATCTCAGCGACATTGGCTCTACTGGCAGATTGTTTAAAATCGATGTTTTTTAATAATTAGCAGTATATATCTCCAGTAAAAAAGCCCGGGTTGCCCCGGGCTTTTTCAATTGGTTGTTAGGTATTATTTCATAAGCATTGCCTTGCGTATCGAGGTTTTGCCTCCCGATTCTAGTTTGATGAAATAGATGCCTGAGGCTATGTTACGGTTGTTAGTGTCTCTGCCATCCCAAACCAGCCTATGATTTCCACGGGTCATTTCAGTATTAAGCAAGTCCTTTACTTTCTGCCCTTTAATATTATAGACAGATACACGGACTCGCCCGGTCTCTGGGATACTGAATGCTATCGTGGTGGAAGGATTGAACGGGTTGGGGTAATTACTTTGGATTTGAGGCGTTGGCGCTATTACGGAATTAGTTTCTGGATCATTCTGACGTAAAGCGCGATTGTACCTATCCCAGTTGTTGCTATGCATCACATCAAATACCTGGATATCCGGATACTGATATTGGGCATATTTAGTCGTTAAGGGACGCTTATCTTCTTCCATTGCCGCCAGTTGAAGCACTATCTCCAAATCCAAGACAGCTCTTAGTGAATCGATTTCGCTAATCGGGTTGTCGATGCGTAGTTGAATGAGATCGACAGCAGCCTGGAAGTCTTTATTGAGCACGAACACTTTAGCCAGGTAATCCTTTAGAATGGCACTTAGGGTTGGATCATCAATAGCATATTGAAGCGCTTTGGTGTCGAAATAGTCGGTCAATTCCCATGCCGGATTCGGGATCATCTTTGTACAGCGATACAAGCCGTCGATGGCACTGGTTACGTATGTTTGCTCTTCTTCCAATTGATCATCTATAATAGCCTGATAAGTAGCGCACGCCAATTCATACAATTCCTGAGACTCGTATCCAAGAGCAATGAAAAGCCTATCATTTTCCGGAGGTGGAGCAGGCATGGTTGGTGAAGGATCATATAAATCGACATACACATAGTCAACATAAGCTGGATTGTTAAAAGTTACCTGGTCATCTTGGAACCAGTTTTTGCTGGCATTGATTTTGAAATCTGGTGTAATAGGGAAGTTGTAATAGTTAGTATCAAAGCTGAAATCTATGGCACTTATACTCGTTGAACTATCCGTTAAATGGTAGAAGTCATTGTGTCCCGTGAAGAGCTGAATTGTAGATTCATATGGCATTGTGTCGTAAAACACGATGTTGTCATTTCGGTTCATCAAGACGTTATTCGCATCGTAACTAAGATTCAGATTTGAGCCCGCATGGTTAACAATGCCTGAGTTATTGCGATTAAAGTAGTTTGCCTTCAACCGATGATTAGAGCTTCTACTCTCCACTCCCATCTCACAATTGTAGAAGTTTGATTCGGTTACACTGGACTCCATACCGATTCCACTGATGAGTGCAAACTCGGTGAGAATCCCTCGATATAGATTTGTGAAGTTGCTTGTAGAGATAGTTGGCGAAGAGGCAACAAGTTGAATTCCGGTACCTTGTTTGCCCGTCTGATTGTTTGCGAAGCTACACTGTTGGATATCTGTACCATTTTCATTGTTGCAAAGGCGGATACCGGTATCACAATTAACAAAATTACATTCCGAAACAGAGTCGGTTGCGTAAGGAATTGCGGATTTGAATATCCCATAGTTCAGATTCTGAAAATCAACATTACTGATGTAGGCTGGATTTTTCATAGTATAAAGGTATATACCCTTGGACGTTAGATTCGATGTTCCGTAAAACCCCCGTCCGGGTTCAGTGTTGATAATTTCAGTTTGATATCCCGTAATGCTATTCTTGAGCAACAATCCCCATGAATTCGCCGGAATATTAAAGCGGCTATTGGAGATTAGAAGGTTAGAATTAAACACTTCATGGTGATCAGCATTTGAGATGATGGCATCGCTGATAGTAACTAAGCTAGAATCTGTTGCCCGAATACCAGCCCATCTTGGTGAGTTACAAGAATCATTCATAGACCCACCGTTAATGGTTAGTGAACCTCCCATTACTTCGATTTTTGAACCTTGACCCCAAGTACAACTGGCATTGTCAAAGATCAAGCTTCCATTGTGAGAAACAATAAGGCTAACTCCGTCTTCTATGTTTACACTATCTCTTAAGGTAAACGATGCCCCATCTTCCACATTTATCACAGAGTTGCTTTTTATTGTAGTTACAGTGCCGTTATTAATAACTACACTAACTCCCGGTTGGATAGTTATATTACCCTCTATTACTGCTTTGTTTGACAAGACAGAGTTTCCCGATACTACTCGAAGTAGGGTTCCACACATCTCAAGAAGTTTACCATCTCCCGGCTCAATATCGACGCTGATGTCAGAACCAACTTGTCTATAGATCTGGCCATCAAAAGGGTCATACAAACCAATGTGGGACCCAAAATGCGATTCTGCTCCTGGAGACGGGGTAAAAACCACTGTTTGGTTGCTAGCGTCTCTGAATCCAGTATCTACAGGAAGTTGAACTACCGCGTAATCCAATCCTCTTTTAGAAACAGCCCGTCGATTGACCAGCATAAAACTTGGCGATTGCTGATCATCATTATAGTACCCACATTGTACGTAGCCAACGTAAAAGGGAGTTGGACATCCTTCCGGTGGAGGAGTATTAGGGTCTTGTACTCTAAGTTGCGTTAAAAAGAAGGGGCTTACGTCTACACCATCGCTACCGCCATAAGTCATCAAGCAGTCTGCATCAATCCAATGCTGCTTACATAAATACGGTCCGTAAGTAGCAATTTTCTGGTTGGCTTCAGTCAGGTGCTCAAAGGCTGAATCATCATCCGGATCGTGGATATCGACATAGTTCAAGCCATGCATTAATGGGGCTTTTCTATAATATTGCGAACCTACCTCTCCATACAAGTAATCACCAGCAAGAAGAGTATAATCCAAAATGCCATCTGCTGAATAGCAGAGAGGTAACAACTGCAGGCATTTATTCATGCTTTTAGGAGGCTTAAAATATCTCCAATGATGAACATCACCTTCTGAGTTAGTAACATACTCTCCGAATATTTGGGGTATATAAATTATTTCGGTTTCCCTAACGTTTAAGTCGCTGTTGTATCTGACTGCATGCGCAATTTTTTTGTACGTCTTTGCAACTACTTCATCTATCTTTTTCTGGACTGAGAACGGATGAGTATCATTGTTCCACATGATAAGGTGTGCCCAATCCCATTCCTGAAGTGGATAAGCATCAACGGCTATTGTATGAGGTTTGGCTTGGGCAAGGAAGTTAAGGTAATGGTCGTATGAATTTCCATTAGGCTTTGTTATTTTATAATCATTGAGGTTTATTGCGGTGATTATCTTCGGGTCTTCTAACCCAGGTTCGTTTTCCAAGAAACTCTCAACTTTATCATACATTGAAAACTGCCCCTGAAATGGTTCATCTTTAGTATAATAGTAACTTATATTTGAACTATTGGGAAGTCCCTCGATCTGCTGAAGTCTTTCTTTCAACATGCTAAGCACATCGATGCTAAGCTCATCGCTGCTTGATCCGTACAAGCGCGCTTGACGATGATAATGGTCTTCCAAGACTATGTAGTCTATTTCCATCCGGCCATTACCGTGCCATTCTATCTCAGGATTGATATGGCGAAAGAAATCTCCAGCCCCTGCCCTTACCAATATTTCATCATAATTAGAGGCTTGATCTTCGGGATCAGGAAACTCTATGTAGTATTCGAATAGGAAATTCCTTCCATACTCTATATCATCTCTCGGAACGCTGCTATAAGGGTTGTTATAGATTGTTGTATCTACTTCTGAATTGACAGGATGCAGCACAAACTCGTAGTAATTGTTAGGATTATTGAGGTTAGGATTATTAATGTAGTCCTGGAACTCGGTCCAATTTGCCACATTTCTCAATACCTTCAGTTTAATTGTGGCAACTTCTTCCCCTGCACTAAGGCCACTGAACTTCATGGCGACCGTTAAATACAATCTATTTCCAGTAATGGCTGCACGGTTGAACTTCAAATCATTCCCAATTGATCTTGGATATGTATGCCCTGGGACTGTCCAGCGAAATCTGGGGTTTGATAATGCAAGTCCTGCTTCATCTCCTGATGTTTCGTCACAGACCCAAGTGTATTGGTTTGAATGATCCCCTTCATCTGTTCTCTCTCCGCAAGAAGCATCATGGGCAAAAATGTAATTGTAGACGTCACCCATCCCTGTAGGATCAAGAGTGGTAGTCAGTAAGTCAGGCGTGAACGCACCTGAGATCTCATCAAAGGTATACTTGTATTCTGCTTCCATTTTGAGGTAATTACTATAAGTTAAGCTATGAATTCCCAATTGACCTGTAGAAGGACCCCAGTATCGATCTTCCAAAATGGTTTTAACACTGTCTCCCAAAGTCGATAATACGCTATCAAGATTATTTATGTCTTGATCCTTGATGGACATTTTTACGGTATTGAAACCTCCATCTACTAACTTGGATTTCAATGTATCGATGTTAGCCTGTGCTCCAGAATTCCATAGATTGTAAGAGCCATAAGCACCAGTCATGAATTCTGTAGCATGACCTAATAGCCATATGAGTGCTAATAGAATAACCAAGAATACTTTCTTCATTTTTCCTCCTATTTGATAACGCTAAACTTGCCTATAGCGTTGTGTTTGCCGCACGTGACCCGGCATATGTAAATGCCATTACTGAGAAAAGAAGCTGCCACTTGCAGCGTTTTTGCCCCAATCTGATTCTGATAGACCTCTTTCAGGACAGATTGGCCTTTAATATTGAAAATCTCAACAACAATTTGTTCACCCACGCTCTGGGCAGCACCTTTGATTTCTACGTTAAGATATTGACCAGCCCCCATTATTGGATTTGGGCTGAGTTTCAGTAACAGATTTGCCGATATACCGGGTATCGTTGGATCATCGTTAGCCACGGTTGTGTCCTCAAGCTGGGCATTACCTCCAAATACCCATACATATCCATTGAAGTTACCGCTTGGCCAGGGATCGTATTCATGGGACGCGGCTATGGCTATGTCGTCATAACCATCGGCATTGAAATCTCCGGTTACCAGACTATAGCCGTAGTTCTCATATCCGGGATTGTTCTTGATCATGTCAGCAGTTCCATTTACGTTTTGCCTGCCTAGCCAAACCGCGAACCCGCTCCCAAAGCTCGCTCCAACAGCGTCTTCATAGCCATCGTTATTAAAGTCACCATGCTCCAGAGAGCGCTGGAATTCTCCGCCATACCAGGGTGGGTCCATATCAAAATCAGGTACAGCGTAATTGATGTTAGTTCCACCCAGCCAGGCATGCATCCCCTCATCCGTAATGTAGCCCATGAAGTCGTCATAGCCATCGGCATTCATATCTCCCAGCGGTTTGCTGCCTCTTGATACTCCATACTGGCAATAAATAAGCGTTATCGGATTATCGGTACTTCCAGCGGCATTGCCATAGTAGAGCCGGATCAGATTGTGGGTGGGATCTGAAGACGGGGTGGCAAATGCCGTGGTAAAATCAGCGTAGCCGTCGTTGTTAATGTCGCCAATACCGTTAATTGAGGAAGCATAGGAGGAACTTAATTCACCTGTAGAAACCACTTGTTCAGCGAATGATCCTCCAAAGATTATTGATTGTCTACTCTGATATGAAGGGGAATGCCTATAATAGAAACCCATATCTCCATAACCATCACCGTTAAAATCACCTAACGGATACACCCTCCCAAACTGATAGACACTTCCAAAAAGGTCAATCACATAATCAGGATTATCCAGATTGGTGGTTCCACCATAGAAAAAGAGCAGTTTCTTATAGCTCTCGTTCCAGGATATGTGGTCTTCTACGTACACACAGAGATCATCAAAGCCATCACCGCTGATATCACCGACTTTGAAAATCCCCAACACAACTCTTCCGCTACTACCATCAAACGATCCTTCGTACGTTAATGCTGGATAAGTGTTTGAGTTAAACCCATTAACACCATAATACAAATATAACTTACCATGCCCCGGGTCAGTAGTTCCAGGATAGATATATCCGTAATTAGGTGAGCATATTGCCAGATCATCTAATCCATCATGGTTGAAATCCAAAGATACCATTGAATGGCCAAATGCAGATCTATGGTGCTCTCCCTGAAAGGAAGCAACGACTGGCATGTCGTTTAATGCATTTAGGAGATTTATAGACAATAGCAATGTGATCATTAGGATTTCGGTTTTTACTGAGCTCATTGCTCCTCCATAGATTCTGTGGATAAAAGCAAGTTATGTATGCGTACCATCTGGATACACATGAGTGCGGACGGATCATCCTGCTGTGATTCCTGGACAACGAACGTGCGAAGTATAAACTCTCTCTCTAACATTTATTCCCCTAATAAAAATGGTTCTAAACAAACAATTATATATCTTCAAGTACATTCTTTGTAGGATGCAAGCCCAGCTCAATACTATTCTCAATTCATTCCAAGACCTGCAAACCTAGTTTTATTCTTGAATTATTCTTGTCAAGATCTATTTTTTTGTCTCATCCTTGCTCATCCTGATTTGTCAGCATACAGGGTAGTGCTTTCCTGGTTCTGGATCAATGATCACGACTGGAACAAGGAGAAAGCATGACCGAGTCACTGTTGAACCGGATCAAGGCGCAGCTAGTCAGACATGAAGGTCTGCGGCTGAAGCCCTACCGCTGCACTGCAGGCAAACTGACCATCGGTATCGGCCGCAATCTCGATGACCGGGGTATATCCCAGAAAGAGGCTTATGCTATGCTGGAGCGGGATATCCAGGACTGTGAGCAGTGGCTGATCGATGAGATCCCAGAAGTTTACAATAAGCTCGATGAGGTTCGCCAATCGGTGCTGCTCAACATGTGCTTCAACCTGGGCATCAAAGGATTGTTGGAGTTCAAGAACACTCTTGCACTTATTGGTGCCGGAGACTGGGAACGAGCAGCCAATGGCATGTTAGCCTCCAAGTGGGCGAAGCAGGTAGGAATGAGAGCTATTGAGCTTTCCGAGCTGATGAGGAAGGGTAAGTGATCCCTATTCCGGTCGAGATTGATGCCATGCTCGCTATACTCAATTTGCCTAAGGAGATGGGTGATAACGGCATCTTCAAAGAACACAGGACTCTGGTTCTGGAGATGGTTCGCTCGGTTGTTTTACCTGAACACTATACCCGGGCTATCCAGGAAGACATGCCAGAGGAGGACCCTCTGCTGATCTCTTTTCGTTTTGGGTTCTGTTTTCTGATGCTGCACTCAACTACCGAGTTTCTCAATTTGAAGACCCTTGGCGAGGGAATAGTCAAGACTGTAGGATTAGACCAGTCTGCTACCGAACTGCTTACAGGGAGCGAAATAGACGCATTCAAAGCCAACCTTGAGTTGAGAGCACTTACCATCCTGCAAGCCTATCTCAATCCAACAGGTCTGGATCGCCTTAACGAACTCAAACCCAGACAAGCTCGTCCCATCAGGGTAGGAGTGATCTGATGCCGGATCGTTATCTTACATCTCCAGATGAGCTGATGATTGAGATCTACAGAGCTATCTATTCTGCTCTGGAGAGCCGTCTGCATTTGATTGGTTCGGTGATCGATGCCGACTCCCGCAAGGAGATACTGGCACAGCAGATCTATGATAAAGGCGATTTCTATGGCAATACCGGTTATCTGGTCGAGACCACCGATACTGCCATGATCCTGAGAGTAGGCTCCAATGTGAAGCATGAGCTTTTCGTTTTGGGCGGTAAAGTGCCTTCCTGGATTCCGATCGCTCCACTTATCGCCTGGGTCGAACGCAAGAACCTGTCTTGGACTGATAAAGAGACAGGTAAAGCTCTGACCGTAGCCGAGATCGCCTATCTCATCCGGGGCAAGATCAAACGGGAAGGCATCGCTGCCCGTAATGTGTTTGCTCAGGTAATAGCTAACCGGGAGCAGTGGATATACCAGCAACTGAACAGCATCCAGGTAAGTCTATGACCACGTTGGAGAAGTTCATCTTCCAGAGAGACCGCATCACCCAAGCTTTAAATCTGGCCGGGATCACCGAGGTGCTGTATAATAAAGACAACATCCCCAAAGTCCTGCCCTGCGCTATCTTGATCCTGGACTCAGAAGCCGGCAAGCATGGAACATCTCGGCAGTATGTAGATACCGATATTGCATGGACTGTGTTCCTGATCGTTAATGCCCAGAACATATCCGATCCAGACTCTGAGCTATACTCACTTAAAGAGAAGTTCCGGGGTATCTACCTGAAACTGATGAACCGGGACCTGCCCAGTATCGAGTATTACACCAGCCGCATCGATGGCACTAGACTGGTCAGGATCGCCAAGATCGACCTGCTGAAAAGCGGCACCGGAGCGGGCTCATGAGAGTGATGCGTATCGGTGCCTATAACCTGGCAATCAGCTCAGCATCTGATCTCCTGGAAAGCAAGTATAAGCCGGAACCCATAGATCTATCCAAGTATCAGCGGATCGGTAAGCAGTTGGTATCCAAGGCAGCCGAGACCAAGAAAGTGGTCTCTCAGCCCTACTCGATGAGCAACCTGCTCAATCTCCTGGATACCGATGAATACCACTCCGGCTGTATCGATGCCCTGACCATGGCAGCTGTCATGCAGTTCGACTGCAAGAACAGCCAGGTCAAGTCCTGGATGGAAGAGGCTGAGTTCCCTGCCTGTGAAGATCAGACCACTATCCTTGCAGAGCTGATAAAGTTCTATCTCGCCTGTGGTAATGGCTTCCTGATCAAGATGCGTAACGCTCAGGGTCAGTGGATGGGTCTGGAACGCATGCTGCCCAGTGAAGTGCAGATCGTGGAGAACTATAATGAGTTCGGTTTCTTCAAGCCCAACTATATCCAGGTCAAGAACAACCAGAAGAAGGACTTCGCATACGAGGACATCATCCACGTGAAGAAATCAAGCCATAGATCAAACGCCTGGGGCCTAGCCTGCCTACCCATCGCCATCAACATCGAGATCTTGGGCGAGATCAAGACCTTCGACTACAACAACTTCAAGAACGG